TCTTCCTGCCATCCCATCTTTTTGTCAAACCGCAAATAGGGCATCCGTGCTGTCTGTGAATGTGCTTTGAAGGGGTTTGCCAAAACTCACCGTGAATAGGACAAATGATGCATACTTCCTTCTTATCGCTGGCATATTCCACCTTGGAATAGTCATACTTGTCCCCATGAACTGCCCTTGCCCTACGAATAAATTCTTCATTTCCTATTTTTTTCTTCACACTGTTCTTTTCAATGCCGCATTTCTGGCATCCCTTACGTGCATTCACATGAGCGCTTGGAGCCTGCCAAAACTCGCCATGAATAGGACATATTATCCTCATCTTTGTAATCACGTTCTCATACGTGCTCTCATCATACTCGTATTTCTCTCCGTGAATTTCTCTCGCTCGCTTTAAAAATTCATCAAATGTTAATTTCCTTGACATATCTATATTGTTATTTTACATAAAAAGCGCTTGAACTTCACAGTCCAAGCGCCAATTTATCGAATGAAATTTATTCCCAGTTTGTCAGAATCTTCGTGATAAGCGGATTTCTCACAATGTCCTTCTCCGTGAATTCAACCACACTCACCTCATCCAGTTCCTTCAGGCGGTCAACCGCATAGGAAAGCCCGCAATCAGTCATTCCACGCTTTATGTCCTTACGGTCTGTCTGCTTGAGGTCTCCCGTAATGATAATCTTGCTGTTCTCGCCCACTCTGGTCAGGATAAGCAGCATTTCCTCCTTGGAGTAGTTCTCCGCCTCGTTCACTAGGATAATGGCGTCATCGAATGTTTTCCCTCGTGCGAAGTTCACAAACTCGTAGGAAATGGTGTTATAGTGAATCAGTCGCTCCACAATGGTCTTCTCGCTATAGTTGCCGCTGTTGGAGAGGATTTTCCTCATGGTGTAGGTATCGGCTTCGATGTAGGGCTCAACTTTGTCATCGAGACCCCCTTTAAGGTATCCGAGCGACATTGCTCCCGCCTCGCACGTCGGTACCATGCAAATTATCCTCTTGAACGTCTGGTCTCCGATGCATTGCAGTGCGTAGGCCAGTGAAATATAGGATTTTCCGCTTCCCGCGCTTCCAATGCCGAAGCATATCTCGTTTTTCCCGTCTTTGAGGATTTTCAAGAAATCCTTTTGCTTCTGGTTTTTGCATTTCACATCCACCTTGAAGTCGAGTGATTTCTTTTCTCCCTCCGTCATGGAGACTTTGTTGGGTCTCATCTTTGATTCAATGAGTTCCAAATCGCTCTCGTCGAGCTCTTTCAAGTTTTTTTTTCTTCCCATACATGAGAAAAAATTAGGTAAGAATAATTGTTATAATTTGTCCATCCTGTCAAGCGTACTTGTTGTCAAGGTTTTGTGTAATCTTGAATGAAAGCACGTTATGATGGACAATCATTTCTTGGTTGTACAGCAGCTTCACGTCCATGTAATACTTGTTGGGTATAAGCATTTCGGTGTCGATTGTTATGTAGTTTTCAAGGAATGTCCTGTTCACCTTTTGGAACGGAATGACGTCGATTTCCCTCTCTCCGTCCTTCACGTACAGTCTGAAATACATCTTGTCAACCAGTTCTGAAGAGTTGCGTTTGTATTCCACCCTAGGGTTGATAACCACCTTTCGGATGTCTCCGCGCTGTATTTCCTCGTCATGCTGTATGCCATAAACGGTAGGGACGAGTCTCTTGCTAGGTTCCAATGAGTTTCCGACATTGAAATACATATTTCCGTCCTTGGTGGTAAAATCGAGCTCTACGTCGTCCAATTTCGTCCCTTGGTACTGGATATTGCCCCACGTGTCAAAATGCATTGTATGGGGCTTAAAATCGCTTCTGTGAAGGTTTATATCGATGTAGTAGATACCCGTGGAGAATTGTTTCACCTCATACGACGTTCCGTCCACCTCACACGTGGGAAGTGCGTCCAGATTGGTGGCAATGCCTCCGATATTCGCATACAGGTAAAGCTTGTTGTCCTTGTCCAGTACGAAGTTGGCCCTGTCATCCTCGATGCAATCCTCATAGGAAGTCTCCACATACGGCTCGAAGAAGGAACTGGTATAATGGGTCAGGAATCCGATATAGTTCTCGATGTCACCTCCGACCAGTTCCAACATAGGTGTGAAGGCGATGCCGATGCCATGATTTTCAAGCTCACCCGTGATGTATTTGTTCACAATGTCGGTGATGTCAAAGTTGATATTCTCATTGCCGATGTCAAAGTGCTGTCTGCCGATGATGATGGTGCTTCCTTCCTCCGAGGAAAACTTGTCATACTCCTTGGACATGGTTTCGTTGGAATACACGCCCTCTTCAGGCCAAGGCTGGATGGTCTGCGCTTGGTACCAGTTGGAGCCGTCCCTTGAGAGCAGTCTGGCCGTGTCGTTATGAAGTCCTCCGCAACGCTTTCCGTAATATCCTTGGTTGAAGAAGGTCTCGGTATAGTCATAGCCCTTTCCTCCGTCCCAATCCTGCGGAAGCAGGAAGAACAGAAGGTCAAACGAGCAGGCACGCACTTTCACGGCATCTGTCATGGAGCTAATCTCGTTGCAATGTACCTGTGTGAAGTCGATGGAGCCGCAGTTGGTAATCTTCAGTCTGTGTCTCAGTTTGTGAAGGTCAGGGAACACCTTGTCATCGACCAAGTGTTTCAGATGGGTATGGTCGAAGTGTACCAGCATACGGGTCACATTCGCGCCGTATGTCAGTTCGGACACGGGATTCAGTCCACAGTTAATGGTGTCTCCGCTGATGATGGTATTGAATTTGTCTAAATAGGTTCTCGTCAACATGTGGCTTGGTTATGTTCTTGTATATAAATAGCACAAGAGCCGTCATTTCGCAAGAAACAACGGCTCTTTATTTAGCTGATTCGGACATTTTCTGACAGTATCTCGTTCACGTCCGTAGAGGTAAGTGTGGAGATATACTGGTCATTGCAAGGCGGGTTGCCTGGGTATGAATGCACGTGATTGGTAATGGCCTCGATGATTTTGTTCAGCACTTCCACCAATACGTCCCCGTAAGGAACCTGATGCAGTTTTGACATGATTTCGTCCAAGTCTTCCGTCTTGATAAGTTCCTTCTTGTCGGTCAGGTTGAAATGGTTCGAGTCCTTGTGGGAAATGAGGTTGATTTTGTCACCCACCACATTGACAATGCTATTGGCTTCCTGTGTTTTCTTGGATGTAAGACCGCTCTTGTATCTCATTTGCACATACGCAGGGTCCGTGGAATTGAACGCCACATTCCCGTTCAAGGCGTCGATGCCGTATGTCTTGCCTCTGATACCGCAACGGATGTCAATTTCACCGTCCTTCAAGATGATGTCCTCGGTGGCCCTTCCTACCACAGCCACATCGCCCTTGTCAGGAAACGCCCCTTCCGTTTCGGCGTAATTTGAAATGCGCTCCTTAGGTTTTATCACGCCTCCGTCAAGCAATGACAACGCGCTGCCCCTTCCATAGTCATATCCGTCATATTCTTGGAACTGAGGCTGTGAAATGACAGGACCGATATAATAACGGTTACTTTCCGTCTCACCCACCTTCGCGTTCAGTATGAACACGCATTCGCCCACCTTTGGAACGGTTTGGAAGGTCTTTGGAAGCAAAGGAAAGGCATAGGGAATATCCTCCACGCTCCTTGCTCCGTCCTGTGCCATTCTCGCCTTGATTCTGAGGCCGTCAGCGGAATCCTCCACAGATTCCACCTGAGCGGTTTTCACCAGTGTCTCGTTCATTTAGATTTTCCCTCTCGTCCGCTTGGTAAGGAGCTCTTTCGTCTCCACATATTTTTTGTCCAGCGCGTCCATCTTCTCAACGGAACGCTGCACGGTGGTTTTCAACGCTTCATATTCGTTTTCCATACTGTTCAGCAACAGTCTCAATTCCGCGTTGGAAAGCATATTGATGTCCTGTGTCGTCATATCAATTCTTCTTTTTTTTACTGGATAACCGCCACTCCCTTGGCATAGTTCGTATTGCTGCCTATCGAAGTGACAGGTCCTCCCGCATTCGCTCCGTTTACGGTCACATTGATGGACATGGGTTCAAACGCCACCTGTACATTGGCGTCCTCCCTCAGTGCCCTGAACACTTCATCCACCACCGTGGAAACCATCTTGTTCATCAAGCTGGGTGTCCCGTCAGGCAGGTTGTCGGTTGGAATGCCTTGTTTGGACAATGACTGCAAGATATTCCCAGTGGACAAAATGGTGGATAACCCAGGCCTTTTTGACAGCGAAAGTGCCATGATGATGCCCGAAATGCTGTTGGCTGGCGTTCTCAATGAGTTTTCAAACACTTGCCGAAGTGTTTTCACCGTTTCTTCGATTCCAATCATTTCAATCTCTTTTCTTTAACATTCCTGCGTGACAGGCTGTTCAATATTGTCAATATCCGCATAATCAACCTCATCCAGCTGGCTATCCAACGGCTCCCTGTGTGACTTGAACAGGGAGATAAGTCGGAAGAGTTGCCTTATCAGTTCCGCATAGTGCTGCACGTGCTCATTGTTGAGCAAGGTGTATATCTGTTCGATAAGGTCTCGGAGAATGGAAATGACGAAATCCAGCAACGACTTTAATATGATGTCCCTAATCTCGGTCACAATGTCCGTGATGAGTCCCGAAATGGACTTCAGGAAGTCCTCTATGCTCAATGATTCCGCGCTGTCACCCATCAGCCGTTTGTTCACCTCGAACAGAATGATAATCTTCGGTGTCAGAATGGACTGAACGATAGTGAATACCAACCCCTTGATAAGGGTTTCCACCAAGTTCAGCTGTGCGTTATACTTCTCAGAGGGAAGAATTTCATCCGTGATGCTTGCCGTAGCCTGTGTGATGGCTCTGGTGAGCACGTCCTTGTTCTCCTGCAACGTGGCTGAGTCACTGTATTCGTTCAAGATGTCATAAGCCTCATCCAAAGACAGGGTGCTACCGCTGTGTGTGCTTCCCGCGAAGTTATACCCGCCCGCACGTTTCAACTCAGCCTTGTCAAGCATATCGTTGAACTTGTCGTTGGAGAAGGTATAAAAACAGTCCGAAGCCTCATACGCAGTGGACTCCACGATATTCTTCACAATCTCTGCGATGCGCATCTGATAGGCGCTCTCCGTCTTGTTGATTCCTCCCAAATATACGCCCAAAGAACTGTTCGCTCCACGGAGGATATTCGTTCCCAACTGAATGAGCTGGCTGGCTACCACCTTGGCGTCAAAGAGCTGCATTCCCATGACGAAATCATAGTTGAAGTCATACACGGTACGTCCCTTGAAGCATTCCACCAGACACGTCCTGAAGTTGTTCCTTCCGCTGATGAAATAATTGCCCGAAGAGAAGTCCACCGTCAAGGTGTTATTGTGCGTGATGGGATAAACCGCTTGCTTGTTCTTGATGGTAGGGGCGCCAGTGACCGAAACGGTATAGTTTCCGTCCTTGTCCATCACGCCGTCCTTGTTGAACAGGATTTTCTTGAAACGGAAGAAGGGTTCCCCGTCATAACTCAGCTTCAGTCCGTCCACAGAGGCGTCAATAACGGGCACATGAATGAACGGAGCGGGCATAATCTGGAACTTCACATAATCATTGCCGAACGCAAGTTTCTCGCCAGCGGACAAT